CTGGTAGTAATGCTGAGTATAATACAATTAAAGATAATATACAGTATCGCAATAATAACCGATGAAGGTTGCCATCATAACCGATACCCATTATGGGGCTAGGAAGGGTTCTAAGCATCTTCATGATTACTTTGAGATGTTTTATCGTGATGTGTTTTTTCCTTCCTTGGAGGAGCATGGGATAGACACTGTTATCCATATGGGTGATATATTTGATAGCCGTAAGGCAATAGATCTTCAAAGTCTTGAGTGGGCTAAGAGAGTTGTATTAGAACCTCTTAAAAAATATAAGGTTTATCTTACTATAGGTAATCATGATTGTTATTATAAAAATACTAATCATGTAAATTCACCAGAATTATTATTGAGGAATTATCCTAATATAAAAATCTATACCAAGGCAACTGAAGTTAAGTTTGATAAATTAAAGGTATTGTTTCTTCCTTGGATTAATAGTGAAAACTATGATGAGACAAAAGATTTAATCAATAAAACCAAAGCAAAGGTTGCTATGGGTCATCTTGAACTCAATGGGTTTCAGGCAACTCGTGGTCATCTGATGGAAAATGGTATGGATGTTAAAGTCTTTGATAAATTTGAGAAAGTTTATTCAGGACATTTCCACACTCGTTCTAATAATGGTAAGATATTCTATTTGGGAAATCCATATGAGATGTTTTGGAATGATGTAAATGATCCAAGAGGGTTTCATATTTTTGATACAGAAACTTTAGATCAGACACCAGTTAACAATCCTTATAAATTGTTTTATAACGTTTATTATGAAGATAATAACCATAAGTTGTTCAATACCTCTGTGTATAAGAACAAAATTGTAAAGGTAATTGTTCGTCAGAAATCAAAACCAAAAGAGTTTGAAAAATTCATTGATAAACTTTATGCATCAGGTGTACAAGATTTAAAAATAATTGAAAATTTTGAAATTCAAGAAAGTGAGGATTTTGATATAGATGAAGATGAGAATACTTTATCTATTTTGAATCGATATATTGATGAATCTGAGTTTGAATATGATAAGAATATTATTAAAGGTATTTTTCAAAGTCTTTATAGACAAGCTTGCGAAGTAGAATAATGTTTCTTCTAACTCTTAAAGATAAAAAAGATGAAGGTGCTTATGCTGTTCCAGATAAGCACGGAGATAAAGTTTTATTTCTTTTTGAAGAAGAAGATGATGCTTTAAGGTATGCTATGATGTTAGAGGATTCTGATTTAGATGATTACCAAAGAGAAATGGATGTTATTGAAGTTGAAGCAGAACTTGCAATAAAAACTTGTAGAATGCACAATTATAAGTATAGTATAATTACCCCTGATGATTTCGTGATTCCCCCTAAAAATGATAACATTCAAGAAAATTAAATATAGAAATTTTTTAAGTACTGGACAACATTGGACTGAAATAAATTTTCAAGAATATAATACCAATTTGATTATTGGTACTAATGGTGCTGGAAAATCTACAATGTTGGATGCACTTACATTTGCTTTATTCAATAAACCCTTTCGTAAGATTAATAAAGGGCAATTGATTAATACTGTCAATGAAAAAGATTGTGTTGTTGAAATAGAATTTGATATTAATAATAGAGAGTATTTAATTAGAAGGGGTATAAAACCAAATATATTTGATATTGAGGTTAATGGAGAACCACTTCATAAACAGGCTGATGATCGAACTAATCAAAAAATATTAGAAGAGAATATTTTGAAGGTAAATTATAAGTCTTTCACACAAATTGTCATATTAGGAAGTAGTACATTTGTTCCTTTCATGCAATTGACTGGTACTAATCGTAGAGAAGTTATTGAAGATCTTTTAGACATTCGTATCTTTTCTGCAATGAATAGTTTGATTAAAGAAAATATACGAACACGAAAAGAAAAAATTAAATCTTTAGATTTAAAAAAAGATAATCTTAAAGATAAGATGTCTATGCAAAAGAATTTTATTAAGGAGTTGGAGGAACAAGGTAAGAGTAGTATTGAAACAAATCAACAGAAAATAAAAACATTATCCATTGAAGTAGATACTCATTTGGAGCACAATGAACTCAAAGAATCCGATATTTCTGACCTTATTAAAGAACAAGAAGAGGTTACTGGTGCTACTGAAAAGTTAAAGAAACTAAACAATCTTAAGGGTAAAATTACTCAAAAAGTAGCGACAATTACCAAGGAGCATAAGTTTTTCACAGATAATACGGTATGTCCTACATGTAGTCAGAACATAGAAGAAGAGTTTCGTGTAAATAGAATTACCGACGTTCAAGATAAAGCAAAGGAGCTCAAGAAGGGTTATGAAGATCTGGAAGAGACTATAAAGTTAGAATCGGAGAGAGAACGTCACTTCACCAAACTATCAAAGGAGATTACTCAACTCAACCATGGCATTTCTCAAAACAATACTCGAATCAGTCTCAATCAGAGACAAATCCGAGATCTTGAAAATGAAGTTCAAAGAATTACCGAACAATTTAAAAACAGAAATACTGAGCATGAGAAGTTAACTGAGTTTAAAGAAAATCTCGAAAAAACAATAGAAGATCTATCAACAAGAAAAGAAGAGATTAATCATTATGATTTTGCTTATTCATTGTTGAGGGATGATGGGGTCAAGACAAAAATAATTAAGAAGTATCTTCCATTTATTAATCAACAGGTAAATCGTTACCTTCAGTTGATGGATTTCTATATCAATTTTACTCTTGATGAGGAGTTCAATGAAACGGTAAAATCACCGATTCATGAAGACTTTTCATATTCATCATTTAGTGAAGGTGAGAAGATGAGAATTGATTTAGCACTACTCTTTACATGGAGAGAAGTTGCTAGAGTAAAGAATTCTGTGAATACAAATCTATTGATTATGGATGAGGTATTTGATAGCTCTCTTGATGGGTTTGGAACTGATGAGTTCCTTAAGATTATTAGGTTTGTCATTAAGGATGCTAACATCTTTGTGATTTCTCATAAGTCCGATCTACATGATAAATTTGATAATGTTGTAAAATTTGATAAGATAAAGGGATTTAGTAGGATGGTATCATGATAGGTATAGTTGGAAATGGTTTCGTTGGTAATGCCGTATATCAAAATTTAAGAGATAAAGTAAGATGTAAAGTATTTGATACAGATAAAAATAGATCTATTAATACTTTAGAAGAAGTTATAAATCAAGAATTTATATTCATATGTCTTCCTACTCCTATGAAAAGTATGGGTGAATGTGATTTATCAATTATAGATAATTTCTTTGAAAATCTTCCAGATAATTTAACAGGTACTTTTGTTATTAAATCAACTGTTCCTATAGGAACTACGAAATCATATACAGAAAGGCATAATGTAATTCACAATCCAGAGTTTCTTACTGCAAGAAATGCTGTAAATGATTTTGCTAATGCAGAAAGAAATATAATTGGTGGGGATCCAGAACTAGCTGTTGATTTTTCTAAATTTTATAAAAAACATTTTCCCCAAATTCCTAGTATAATTGTTAGTTCTGATGAAAGTGAAACAATTAAATATTTTTCTAATGTATTTCTTGCGTATAAAGTGGCATATTTTAATAAAATTTATGATATGTGTGAGGTACTTAAAATAAATTATGATTCAGTTTGTAAAGGTGTAACATCAGATAGTAGGATTGGTGAATCACATACAAAAGTTCCTGGTATAGATAATGATAGGGGATTTGGTGGAACTTGTTTTCCTAAAGATTTAAATTCTCTTATCCATCAGATGGAATCTCATGGTGTTAATCCTGAAATGTTAAGAAAAGTTTGGGAATATAATCAAGAGATTAGATCTGTGGTAGACTGGATCGTCACTTAAAGACAAATGAACACTCCAAACTGGCAACACCACTCCAAGAAGGAGGCCAAACGAAAACTTAAACCACAAGCACTGCGGTCTGCAAGAGCCAAACGCAGACAGTTGATAAACCGTCTATTGAACCCTGCCAACGGTAGGGTTTCGTCGTATAATGGATTCATAATCAAAAAAGAACATGGTAGTCAAGCACGAAATCAAATCACAACTTGCCAAACTTCTTGCCACAGAAGATCTTATAGTAGAGCATAAAGTCGTTGAGACTGCTGAGTTTAATGTTCATACCCGTGTTCTAACTCTTCCTAAGTGGGATAGAGCAAGCAATAATGTATATGATGCATTGGTGGCACATGAAGTAGGACATGCACTTTATACACCTGATAGGGAATGGTTTAAAGAAATAAAGATACCTCCAACCTTTGTGAATATTGTAGAGGATGTAAGAATTGAAAAGTTAATGAAGAGAAGATATGCAGGACTTGCCAAATGCTTCTATACAGGATATAATGAACTTAATGATGAAGATTTTTTTGATATAGATGGAAAAGATCTTACTAATTTTAATATTGCTGATAGGGTTAATTTACATTTCAAGATTGGTGCGTGGAATGATATTTCTTTTTCAGATACTGAAACTCCGATTGTCCGTTTAATTGAAAATGCCGAAACGTTTGATGAGACCTTATCCGCAGCAGAAGCGTTATATAATCTCTGCAAGGAAGAGCTTGAGAACAAGCAGGAAGAAGAAGTTGAACTCAATTCTGGAATGGATCTTGAAGGGGGCGGGAATATCCCTGATGATACTGGTGACGATAGTGATTTTACCGTTCCTGAGTCTACTGGTGATGCTTCTATGGAAGGTGGGAGTGGT